CGGCAGTAGATGCCTATGGATATCCAGTTTATTTAATGATCAGTGAGGGACAGCGAAGATTTAATGATATTCGAGTAAAATATTTAGATAGAGGAACGAAAGTAATTACAGATTGTGATAATTTAAACAATTCTTGTTTTTTCATCTGATCTATGATATTATTTATACAACAATTACTGAGGTAATTGAATGTAAATTTGAAATAGTACTGAATAAGTGCAAAATTTTAATAGTGCCATTTTGGAAAGACATAAAATAAGCCCCTGGGAAATAGCCCCGGGAGCTTTTGTTGTCTTATTCTGGCGGCGTAACGACGGCACGACTCAGTCGGCAACAGCCCCACCGCCGAAGCTGTTAGAATATATTTATCACAAAACTGCCGAAGTTGTCAAGCAAATTTTTTTATTTTGGGGCTTGATTTTTAAAACTGGTGTGGATAAAATAAAAATAACGACAGGCGAAGGAACTCAGGACGGGAGCTGCAAGCCAGAGCGTTAAAAGAATATTGATTAATCATCCAGATCACGCCGGATAAAATACCGGATGGTCTGGTTTTTGTGTTTAATAGCCAGAAAATGACCGTATTACATAACGTATAAATATATAATAACTGTTTTTATAATCCCGTCCTAGATTCTAGAGACCTAGAGTTTATTAATTATATATCTATACAGTACCGTATAGATATATAGAGTTAATAAGAGTAATATATCAGTAAAAATAAAATTAAATAGACTGTTGACAGTGATATAAAAGTATGATAAAACAGAATTAACAACTAAATAAGCCGAAAGGCAATAAGAATAATAAGACTATTTAAGACGATTAAAACCGAGCAGATCGGAAAGAAGAAAGGGATTTAAAAATGTCCCGGATTGTATCTGCGAACGTGTTTTTGTCGTCTTTTTTTATTTCAATTTTTGGAGGTGATACAGTGAAAAAGAGTAATACAATAGTAACAGAACAGGGAATAGAAGTATACACTAGTACGATTAATTATTATGCTGATGAGTATGTTGATTCACTGTATGACCAAGAAGAAATACATAAGCCAAATAGTAATCAGTTTACAGGTATGATTAAGTATATAAATAAACATGTTGGATTTAACAGAGATATACTTGAGAGCATAACAGTACTTAATGAGATATGGGAAGCTTATACAGAGTTAGTATATAAATATAATCAAAAGCCTACGATAGAAGAATACGCATTATTGATTGGCATTCACAGAGACACAATTTATTCATGGGCGAAAGGAGAGTGCAGAGCTGATGACTATTGTGAAAAGCTAAACCTCTCACGCTCCGACACGATTAAAAAATGGCAAGATGAATGCGCACTCGGACGATATAAAAGCGCAGCTTCCGGGAACGTGGGTGGCATATTCCTTTGTAAGGCTGTTGACGGCATGGCAGAGACGGCACCAGTACAGGCAAACCAGCGGCAGGATAAACCACGGGAGAGCCTGGAACAGATCAAAGAAGAGTTCGGCGGTTTGCTGACAGGAGAGTGAGGCAAGATAGGACGTACCAAGAGCCCGAAAATGTACAGGACTCACGGACAAACAGCACGAAAACAAGGAAAATTAGTAGAAACTGTGCAATGTATACAAACATAATTCTTCAAATTGTGCAATATGTACATTAATCTATATAAAAAACTGTTGTTTTTCTTATAGATGTAATATTCTGACAATTATCTACTATATATTTCTTCCTTGACCACTGCCGCAGGCTATTAAAGGTCAGCGTTAAACCAGGGAAGCGGGAACCCATGGGGCGGCGGGCTTCCCTGGTAGCGTCCGGCAGGGGACACCGGGAGGGGGGTCTATATAAAGCCCAATACGCGCCGAGTGAGTACCCCGAGTTCCCGAAAAATTAAAAAAGCCTCTTCTAACAGCAAGGCTTAAAAATTCCAAAAAAACAAAAAAAGAGTTTCCCACGGCAGAGATAGTGATTGCAACACGACAAGCGGTAAGCCTTAACCGTTTCTCTGCCAAATAAATAAGGCGATATCAGAAAGGCAGGTACAAGATGGAAAAAATAGTAAACAATGATGGATATCTTCGGTCTGGACTAATGGACATTGCCAGGCAGTTACTGAGTATTTGTAGCGAAACTGGTGTTTCCAATATTCAGATAGCTACATCATCTCGGAAAGAGGGCGAAGGTATTACGCTTCTTGCAAAAACTGGTGACAAACCAATTCTTTCAGTAAAGATGGACACTGCCTATGAAAAAGAATAACTCTCAAGGTGAATCAATCCGAATCCGGCTCACAGGACAGCTAGAACGAAAGCTCGTAGCCGAAAAGAACCGAACCGGCAAAAGCGTATCGCAGATCACCAGAGAAGCATTGGAACAATATTTCCGAAGGAGATAGGCAAAACGCCGACTCAATTTTTCTCGAAAAAATAAAAAAGAGGTTTTTATATGTCAGAAGAATACAGTGAACGCTTTGACGAACTTCGTAAGAATCGAGTCGAGGTAAGCTATCATAAATACGGTCCTGCCAGGAAGAATTTTAAAACCGGGAACGTGCAGGCACTCCCGTCTATGGAACGGTGTATTGAGAAATATAATTTCACCGGAAACACAGAATATCTCGTGGATGCAGCAAATTACCTCATGTTCGAGTTTATGTACCCGCAGCATCCTAAAGCACACTTCAAAGCTACAGACAGCAAAGATAGCGCAGGGATAGTCGGAATCAGCGTAAAGGAAATGGAGGACTTGAAGAATGAACAGTATTGACCCAGTATATTACGCATATGTAATAGATAAAACAGCAATTTTCACAAGAGAAAAACCAGACCCGGAAAAAATTCAAGGATACGTGATATTTAAAGCAAATAAAGTCGAAGTTCTTTTGGACAACGCGACGGCGTATGAAAGCCTGAATGGAGATGTGAAGATTGACCTTTCAAAACAGAAACTAACCGATGCAGTAGCTATTTTAAGGCACGAACTTCTTACACATGGAGAAGTTTACAATGGTTTCAAAGCAAGCCTTAAAACAGCGATTGAGAAGTATTGCACCTGTGGTTTACCATTCGAGCCAGAAGACGAAACCGCCGGTAAGATTCTTGATTTTATGATCGGAGAGGAACAGAAAGAATGATTCTTGCAAAATTTGTAGCAGTCATGTTGGATATTGCATTTTTTACATTGTTTTTAGCATTTCTTATATCACAGGACGAAACCGAAAAGAAAGGCAATCCAATAGCGACGGCAGTATTTATATTGATGGAAATTTGTTTTGCAGTTAATGCAGTTGTGATTTTTAGATTATAAGGAGAACCCAATGTGGTTAGCATTCACAATACAAATTCCCCTGTTCATCATACTGATTGAACGGGTGAAAATACAAGAAAAGCAGAAACCTGTCGTTCTCAGGTTCGGGAAAGCCTTTGAATCTGACAGGTCGAGGCATCCCGAGTAGCTTAGGTCTGCGTCAGTGAAATACAATTTCCCAAAGTAACTGGCGCGGACTTAACGGCACAAATATAGACATGATGCTTTCTAAAATTTTATAAAATATATCACTCTATTACGAGTCCGGGTAAAATCCCGGACAAATAATGGGCTATCTCCAAGCGGTAAGGAACAGCACTTTGACTGCTGTATTCGCGGGTTCGAATCCCGCTAGCCTAGTCGGACTATATTGTTTAGCCATGATATAGTTCCCCTCCGAATTGGTTCCATCTATCCCAACGGGGATGATTAAAGGGGCTTCAAATGCCCCGGATGGACTCTGCTTATGCAGAACAGCATTTAGACCCTTTGTTGCGACTGCGAGGGCAAGAATCGCAACAGCAGAGGAAGTTACTCTTGAACTGCAATAACCCTCTGCTTAGGAAACTTAGTTCAGTTGGCAGAACGGTCGGCTCATAACCGACAAGTCACAGGTTCGAGTCCTGTAGTTTCCATTTCTTCCATATGCTGTCTATCCGTTTTATGGACAGAAAAAAACTGTTGAATGAGTGTATGTGGATTATTTTTATGAAAGGTGTGTAACGGCACAGCCTGTTCAATGAAGATAATTCCCCGTTCGACACAGTCTCTGAGTTAAATTGTCGTCAATAGGTGCACGTTGAGGACAGGAAGTTTTCAAGAGACGTATAAAAGGTTTCGTCGTTATCCGAAAAGACATTAATATTCAAATCCGAAACAACTCCGTGGGGCTGGCACGGCATAAAACAGCCTAGTGGAAAGCATAACACGATAAACATATTGCTAACCCGGGGTTTCCGGGTTATGTGGAATGTGCAGCTAGTGGAAAGCTGATAGGGACGAGCAACCTAGTCTCCGGTTCGATTCCGGGCGTTCCGCTTTAATCCGCTTAGAGTTAAGCTGTTTGTATACAGGTGGTCTATGTCTCAGGTGGGTTTGCGCTATAGCGAAAAAGGTGAAAATCAACTCAGTTTTTTAACTGGCCGTGACAAGCGGTACGGAATGTAGCTCAGTGGTAGAGCAATGGCCTTGTAAGCAATGTGCCGCAGGTTCGATTCCTGCCTTTCCGATTCCAATGAACTGCAATCATTGGAATTTTTTCTTTTACTTCGTTCGGTTCCAGTGTTTCTCGTTGGGAGATTTATGCCGTTCAAGTCGGCGCACTGGACTTTTTTAAATTAAGGAGACAAATTATGCAAAAAGAAAAGTGTTGTAAAACATGTAAGAAACATGACGATTTTACATGGGTATGTTTCAACGGCGACAGTGAACATTGCGCTGATTTTACGGAACCAGATTGTGTTTGCGAATTTTGGGAGGATGTAGAAAATGACAGAACAAGAAGTAAAGAAAATGACAGAAGATTTATCTGATTACAAAAAAGTTTTTACGGAGTTAGAAGAAAGATGCAGTCAAGAAGCATTAGAATACTGGAATCGTCATTTATGGTATGGGATTACGATTCAGTCCAATAAAGAAGCGGCATCACCAAAGGATGGTGAACCTCCTAAGCAACCTTTGAAATTAGTAGATTGGCTGATTGACAGAGGATTAAAAGATGGGATCCGATTATACGGAAAGAATGAGCTTAAACAAATTGCCAAACATCTTTTAATTTATTGTGAGGACGAATAATGCAAATAGCAGGAAAAGAAATCAATGACGAGTGTTCCAGATGCGGTAATATCCTCGAATGTGAGTTGTTCCGTCAGGGACATGGAATAAAGCAGGAACGTGAGAATATAGCAAAGATGATCGAGTGCCAGATGAAGCACAGGGAGAAAAGAGAAAAATGAACGAACTGAAAGTATTAAGTGAGCAGGAAGTGTTGGGAAAACATTTTAGAGTTTACGGAACAGCAGAAGAACCACTGCTTCTTGCAAAAGATGTGGCAGAGTGGATTGAGTATGATGCATCGTCTGTCAATAAGATGATTACCAATGTAGACGATGATGAAAAGGTTCGGAAGAATGTTCCGACCCTTGGAGGAATACAGGAATCATGGTTCCTTACCGAGAACGGACTCTACGAAGTCTTAATGCAGTCCAGAAAGCCGATCGCAAAACAGTTCAAGAAAGAAGTCAAAGAGATTCTGAAGACTATCCGTAAGCATGGTATATATGCCACGGACAATGTCATTGATAATATTCTGAATAATCCAGATTTCGGCATTGAACTTCTGACCAAACTGAAAGAAGAACGTGCTGCGAGAGTAAAAGCCGAGAGAAAGAATGCTATTCTGATGCACGTCAACAAAACCTATACCATTACTGAGATTGCAAAAGAACTGGGACTGAAATCAGCAATGCAGCTAAATCGGATTCTGGCAGAGAAAAAGATACAATATCAGGTAAATGGTACGTGGGTGATGTTCTCGCAGTATAGTAATTGCGGATATGAAGAAATCAAACAGGAAGTTCTGGACTCCGGGAAAGTGATCTACCATAGACGGATTACACAGATGGGACGGGAGTTTATCCTTGGATTATTTGAGGAGACGGCTTGAGTGTGAATGGAGGATTGTTATGAGAGTTGAAGATTTGAAGAGCTGGACAGTAGATCAGTTGAAAGAAGAACTTGTTCGGTTGGCCGATGAGAGAGAAGCGAAGCAACATGAGGTTTTAGACAAGGATAATAAAATCAACGAGCTTCAGGCTGAACTGGATAAAATGTGCGCTTATAACAATGATTTGAAAAAGCAGATAAGTGAAAAAGCAGATGTGCCGATTCTGGATGAACTTGCAAAAATCGCAAAATATCACAGGCAGCACCAGTCCGATTGCATCACGATTAATCAGCTTCAGACTACGTTGGACGTACTTGTTGACCGATATGCGAATCTGAGAAAGATTCATGGGCTGAGCTGATGAGAATTATTTATTCAGGCTCGAACATTGATTTCCTCGACACCACATACAATATCGAGGGCGAATGCCACCGAATGAACATCCCGACTCGGTTTTGCCCGGACAGGCGCTTACTTCTGGCAGGGAACAAGACCGTAATATACAACAAAACGGGAAATCTTTCTAAAACATGGAAAGCAGATTACATCGGGGACAATTATTTGACGATTTTGACATTGATCAGAAAGGACAACGGTAAATGAGCATTAAAACAGCACTTGAATCAGAGGGAGTAGACTTCTCTGAATATATGAATATACCCGAACCATGGGACGGCTCAGCACAAATTAAAATGGAAAATGGTACAAAGTGGGTGATTTGTCCGTTTTGCGGAAAGAAAGCCTTAAAGATTTTCCTAACCACAAAGATTTATCGGATGCCGTATAAATGCAAGGGTAGCAACTGCAAGAAAGAGTTTATGGTAAATGTATGAACAGAAAACGGATTAAATGTTTTTTAACAGGTGGTTGCAAGTTCAAAAGTTCGGACACAAAATCGAAATGTAATGACAAAGAAAAGACTTGCACTATTACGGAAACTTGCTACAAATGTGGGAAGAAGTATACAGCTATATTTGCTTATAAACAGTTAGGGATTACAGATTGAGGTGAATGCATGATTTCAATAGAATATGTACCTATACAAATTATAGAAACAGGCGAAGAAGTAAAAGCACGGATTGAAATTGATCCATTAGAAAAAGAAGTTACATATATCAAGCTCCAATCTCAAAGAATATGTAATTACGATACATGCCTTATTAAAATTGGTTCAAAAATAATTCCGTTTGATCTCATAAACGTAGAAGAAGGCATACCGCTCAAAATAACACTAGTATGCAAAGAAAAACTGCTTTATTTAGAATGGCTGTTAATAATTAATAATGCATTCCGAGGAACCACAATAAAACAAACTGCATCAGAATGGTCTGATATATACAATCAGAAACCAATTGAAAAAGATTATCTTACAGATGACCAGAAAAACAGGATACATAAATTGTTACTGAAAGAAATTGATATATATTTTCGTTCTAAGAAATCCAATATGTCGTGTTCTGATTTTATCGCAATTGAAGAAATTATTGCAAACGTGCTGAATGGAGAATGATTATGAAAAAGATAACCGTTGTAATAACAGTTTTAGCGCTGACACTTGGAATGGCCGGATGCCAGTCTGCCACAAGAAATTGCGGCGGAAACACAACATTAGAGTTGGAACCAAACCAAAAGTTAGAGGAAATTACATGGAAAGATGATTCACTATGGTATCTCACACGCCCTATGACTGATGATGATATTGCCGAGACTCACACGTTCCAGGAATCTTCTAATTTCGGAGTATTTGAGGGTAGCGTAACTGTTGTTGAAAGGAAAGAATAAATAATTAATCAGAGAGCCAGAAAGGAGTGCCATTATGAGTGACTTGAAGATATTTACAGGAAACATCGAACCAGAAGCGTTAAATCAGATTTATACATTGATAAAACAGCCTGCATTTTCTGAATGTAAAGTACGAATCATGCCAGATGTTCACGCAGGAGCAGGATGTGTAATTGGCTTTACTGCCGATCTCGGAGATAAAGTAATTCCGAACATTGTTGGCGTGGACATTGGATGTGGAATGCTTACAACACAAATTCCTACCGATGTGGGGACAATAGATTTAAAAAACCTTGACAAAGCAATAAGAAACAATGTTCCGGCAGGAAGAAATGTACGTGACGAAATCATAAATTTTGAAGAATTAGAAGAACTTCACTGCTTCCATCAGCTTAAAAATATCGAATGGATTCGCAGGAGCCTTGGTACGCTTGGGGGCGGAAATCATTTTATTGAAGTTGACACTGATTCAAAAGGGATAAATTATCTTGTAATTCACACTGGAAGTCGCAATCTTGGAAAACAAGTAGCTGAAATATATCAAAAAATTGCCATAGAAGACATGCAGGGTACAGACAAGCTCGAAACTGAAATACAAAAATTGGTGAAAGAATACAAGCGTTCTGGCAGACACAAGGAAATCCAAAATGGTATTGACGAATTAAAACGAAAATGGAAGCCAGACAAACTGGGTATTCCGAAAGAATTGTGTTACTTAACAGGAGAACACAGAAAACAATATCTGCATGATATGAAAATTTGTCAAGAATTTGCAAGAATAAACAGACGATGTATACAGAGTGCTATATTTTACACTATGAAGTGGACATTCCAAAGAAATACATGGTTTGATACAATTCATAATTATATTGACCACGATACAAACATTGTTCGCAAAGGTGCAATATCAGCTAAATATGGTGAGAAAGTTCTTATCCCAATGAATATGCGAGACGGATGCATTATCGCATTCGGGAAAGGAAACGAGGACTGGAATTGTTCAGCCCCGCATGGTGCAGGACGTATCATGAGCCGATCAAAAGCAAAAGAAAACATATCGTTAGAAGAATTTAAAAAGTCTATGAATGGGATATATACAACATCCGTTCAGAAATCTACGATTGATGAAAGCCCTATGGCTTACAAACCACCGCAAGAAATTATTGATAACATCAAAGATACCGTAGAAATAGTTGATATTATCAAACCTATATATAACTTCAAAGCAAGTGAATAACAGTCAAAGAGCCACATGAGAGCCAGACTAAATCTTAAGAAGAAAGGAGGTCTGGCTCTATTTTTATGCAAAAAATTATTGAAGAATCGCCGGAATGGTATGTGATGATCGGAAATAACATCATCAACAGTAATCTAAGCCCGGAAACAAAGTGGAATAAGTTATATTCCCTTGTCTACTTAATGGATGAAAAACATTCTTTCAAAGAATACGCGAATTATCGTGAAAAAGGCATAGGATTAAGCAATATTGGAAAAGAAGCTGCGCTTAATCAGTTGCTTCAAACAGGTTCAAAAGAATTTGAAGACCTCTACTACAAATATCTTCTGTTCGAAGCCCGAAACTATCAGGTTGACAGTGGTCTACTGTATCTGGAAAAGGACAGGATCTTAAAAGAACGCTTCTATCAGCCAAGAAGAAATGTGTTCTTGAAGCACAATATCATCGGCTCTTTACAAGACTTGATGGATGATAAACTTGATATATTTGCGCTGAGCGTACCACCCGGTTGCGGAAAATCTACTCTTGAAGATTTCTTTCTATCTCTGGTAGGCGGGTGGTTTCCAAATGATTTCAACCTGTCATCAGCGCACAGTAGTATTCTGACACGTTCACTTTATGATGGAGTTCTGGAAATCATCAATGATCCGGTTGAGTACACATGGCATGAGATTTTTCCAAATGTCGAAATACAGGGAACAAACGCAAAGGAAACGACAGTAAACCTTGAAAGAAATGGACGTTTTAAAACATGGACGTTCCGATCAATTGACGGTTCTCTGACTGGTGCTACTCGTTGCAATAGATTCCTTACTGCTGACGACCTTGTGTCTGGCATCGAGGAAGCGCTGAATAAGAACCGATTAGATACCCTGTGGACAAAAGTAGTAAATGACTTGCGTTCTCGTAGGCTAGAGGGCTGCAAAGAGTTTTATATAGCTACAAGATGGTCAGTACATGACCCTATTGGAAAGCTACAGCAGTTATACGCCGGGAACCCTAGAGCAAGGTTTATAGCAGTACCGGCAATTGATGAAAACGGAAAGAGCAATTTTTTATTCACAGTAAATGGGTTCTCTGAGAAGTATTTCAACGATGCTAAAGAGTCCATGGACGAAATCTCTTATAACTGTCTTTATCAGCAACAACCGGTAGAACGTGAAGGATTATTGCTTCCACCAGATAAGCTAAAAAGATTTTTCTTTGGCAAAGAAGACGTTCCCGACGGATGCACGGACGAATACACAATTATACCAGACAAAGAAGCAGATGCGATATGGGCAGTGTGTGATACAAAAGATAAAGGTACAGATTTTGAATCATTACCTATTGCATATCAATATGGGGATAAATTTTTTATCCCGGACGTTGTTTTCGATGATACCACAGATTACGACATCCTGGACAGAAAGACTGCTGATATCTTGATAAAACACAATCCGCATAAAATCAGATTCGAGTCAAATAACGTAGGAAATCGTGTTGCACACAACATTCAAAAGATAATCTCAGGGAAATGCCGAGCGGATATCGAAACAAGACCTACGCAAGCAAATAAAGAGACAAAAATTCTCGTAAACTCTGATTACATATCAAAACATTTTTATTTTTTACATCCGAGCCAGTATAAACCAAAATCCGACTACGGATTATTTATGGGAAATGTGACCACATATACCACAAGGGCAAAAGTAGCTCATGATGATGGCCCGGACAGCTTGGCGATGATGGCAGAGTACGTGCAGAATCCATTAGGCGGAAAAGCAACTGCAATGCGCAATCCATTTTGGGGAAGGAGATAATATGACAACAAGAGAATATTTAGGGCAAATTCAGAAATATGACAAGCTTATTAAAAATAAAAAATACGAAGAAGAACATTTAAGAAGTCTTGCTCTTGGGCTTAAATCGTTCTCATATGGTGAAAAAGTTCAGTCTACTCCGAATCCCAATCAAATGACCGATGCCGTAAGCGAACTTGTTGACATTCAAACAGAAATCAAAAAAATGGTTATTGAATACACAAAGAAAAAGCAAGACATTATTGAAACAATAGACAAGGTGAGCGATATCAATTCAGATTTGTATGATCTGCTGTTTAGGCGATATGTAAAAGATGAAAGGCTTGAAATGATTGCCTGTGAAATGGGATATTCCTATTCTCATGTGAAATTATTGCATTCGAAAGCACTGAATATCGTCAAAAACATTAAGAATTTTGAAAGTTAATACCTGATAATACTGAATAATACCTGCATATATTATATAATATAAGCTGTAAAATAAGCACCGGGAAGAACCCTTGGTGCTTTTTTCATGCAGAAAAATAGGAGGACAGGCAGTGGGGAGAAACAAAATAAACTTTGTTGACCTATGCCAAGGAGAATTTGGCAGAAAAACTGCCTATACTGGCGTAGACCAGATTACTCCCCAGAACGTGGCACAGGTCCTTTCTGATACAATCGGAATCCATAACAGGAATAGAACCCTGATGGATTATCTTTACAGATATTACAAAGGCGATCAGCCAATTTTATATCGTGAAAAACTTGTTCGCCCAGAGGTAAACAATAAAGTTGTTGAGAATCATGCCCTTGAAACAGTCAAATTCAAGGCAGGACAGATATATGGAGAACCTATTCAATATGTCTGTAAAAAGAAAAAAGCGAGTGAAGAAACAAACGAACAAGTTGATAGGCTCAATGATTATCTGGACGAAGCCAATGCAGACGCCAGAAATATTCAACTTGGAATATATCAGAGTGCGGTAGGAACTGCATACAAGGCAATCCTGAGAGAAGATGAATGGACAAAGGATGGAGACTTACCACCTTTCAGAATATTTATCCCATCACCGCAGGATGTATATATTGTTTATTCAAGCGTTACTGGCAAACCAGTGCTTTCCGTCCAGATTTTAAAAGACGAGGACAATCAGCAGTATTACCAGTGTTATTCTTCCAGACAGTATTTCAAAATACAAAATGGAGCGGTAACAGAATCTGGAATCAATGGTTTTGGCGGTATTCCTATCATTGAATATCCAAATAATCACGACAGACTTTCTGACATTGAAATTGCGATCACAATGTATGATGCAATCAACAAATATCAATCTGACAGACTGAATGGGGTTGAACAGTTCGTACAAGCCTTGATGAAATTTAAGAACTGCGAGATTGACGAAGCAGAATTTGTAAAAATGATAAAACTCGGTGCTGTATCTGTAAAAGACGTCGGGAATGGAACACAATCAGACGTTGACTTAATGACTGCTGAATTAAATCAGTCAGAAAGTCAGGTTGCAAAAGATGATATTTACAACAATATGCTGATTGTAGAAGCAATGCCGAATCGACAGAGCAATACCGGTGGAGATACAGGAAATGCAGTGTATCTGAGGAATGGTTGGGATTTTGCAGAACGAGACGCAAAATTGGTAGAAGCATTTACGAAAGAAGCTGAAAAAGCATCTGCCAGAATTATTTTGAATATCATCCGAAAAACTTCAATGGATGTAAATATCTCGACCAGAGACTTTGATGTAAAAATCACCAGAAACCCGACAGATAACATGCTTGTCAAAGCGCAGGCACTTGATTATCTGTTCAAAAATAAAATTCATCCGCTTATTGCGCTGATTACTTGCGGATTATTTAGTGATCCACAAAAAGTATATGAAATGAGTTTGCCATATCTCGGAACCATTTATCCGGAATTGGCAGACCCAGACTCAGAGTTGCAGAAAGCGCAAGATTTGCTGAATGGCTTCAATAAGGATGTGATTTCAGAATGAGTATTTCATCATACGATGAATTAAATATCAGGCCCAACAATCGCAGAAGTGAACCGTATAAAGAATATTTCAGCAAAATGTCAATATCAGACAAAGAAAAGCAAGAAAGGATAGCTTTTTCTGAACAAATGGAAGAAGTTGTCCTTTATATTTTAGCGTTGATAGAAACAACCATAGAAAGTGGAGAATCAGATCAAGAATACATTCAGACTCAATTTTACGACAAATATCTGGATGTAATTGCTTCGTATATGCTTATAGACACATATATCAAGCAATATGCTCTTGACGTGACAAAACAAATTATTGATGCAACATTTGAAAGATTTTCTGCCGAAGACAAAAGCATTACTGATGATTATTACCTGTCTAATGACCGGGCAATGTTTATTTCAGAATGCGAAGCTAATTCGATACTGAATTACAGACAGTATTCAAAAGCTGTGAAAGCAGGAAAGACAAAGAAGAAATGGATTGACGTAGGAGACAAAAGGGAACGAAAGACACACCTCGAAGTCGGAGAAACCATACTCCCGATTGATGAGCCGTTCTCGGTTGGAGATAGCTTGCTACAATTTCCAAAAGACACCTCGCTAGGAGCTTCGGCAGACGAGATTGTGAACTGCCGGTGTTCAATTCAATACAGTTAATTTAGAGACGAGTAAAATCGTCTCTTTTTTATTAAAAAAATATGCACCCCGATAGCGTAATCATGGGAGACACCTTGAGCTGAGCGAACAGCGTAAAAAAGCGTATTGGTGACAGGAGATTTCAATGACAAGAGAAGATGTAAAGAAGATCTTTCCAGATGCAACCGATGAGCAGATTACCTCTTTCCTGAATCAGTCAAATTCTGATGTAGCTAAGGAAAAAGCAAAAGCCCAGAAAGTAAAAGAACAAGCTGAAAAAGCAGATGCACTGGAAAAAGAGCTGGAAGAACTCAAACAGCAGAACATGACAGATGCTGAGAAAGCAGAACTGGAACGTCAGAAAGAAAAAGCCGCAAACGAGAAAAGAATTTCTGACCTTGAATCTGCACTTGCGACTTCCCAGAGAGAAGCTCTGACAGGCAAAATCACTTCTATTTTTGCAAGTGCAGGAATGAAAGGAGATGCCTATGCAGGAGCAATCAAAGCATTCTCAAATATGGATGCCGAAGATGCACTCAAAGAAGCCCAGAATTTTGTTGATGAAATTTCCGAAATAAATAAATCAACGCTTGATACCGCAAAAGCCGCATGGGAAAAAGAAGCCCTTGAAAACACACCTAATCCGGGTGGCGGTAAATCTGGTGGAGAACCAGAAAAGAAAAGCGAAGCATCTGAATATGCAAAAGCGTACTCAGCAAAAATGTGTCCAGAAAATAAACCGGCAGATGATAATGCCCCAGTAAATATTTAAGAAAAGGAGATTTAGATTATGGCTTTTATGAAAACAGAGCAGTACGAATCCACACCTAATATTCTCGAATCCGAGGTAGGACTGGTACTTAAAACCTATACAGCAGAACAGACAAATGCTGAAACCGTTGGAACTAAGAAGATTATCAAGGCAGGTTCTGTATATCCGACAAACGCAACTGATGCTAAAGGCATTGTGTTTGAAGACGTCGATATGACAGACGATACAAAACGACCGATTTCCGTAATTGTTGCAGGACGTGTTCTTGAAAAAAGACTTCCGGTAACAGTAGAAACCACTGCGAAAACAGAGCTTGAAAAAGCAGGTATCGTTTTTGTAACTACTACAGACCCAGAATTTTAAGGAGGTAAACAGATGCCATTTAATATTTTAGAATCAATCACACAGGAAGAAAGACTTAACTTTTCTCAGGATTTCAGCGTAAAAAGACCCGGCATTCTTGACACCATCTTCCCGGATGTCAAAACACAGTTCCTGAAAGCTGAATACTACAGACTTATGGCTGGACAGAGACTTCCAGAGGTAGCGTTCGTTCATGCTCTTGATACCGAAGCAGAAATCGGAACAAGACCGGGCTTCGAAAAAGTTCTGACTGAAAAACTCTTTATTAAGAGAAAAATCAATCAGTCTGAGAGATTACAGCAGGCGATTGAAAACGGCGTGCCAGATGACAAGAACTTAAAGAGATTCGTATTTGATGATGCAGCCAATCTGTTTGAAGGTATTATCGCCAGAGCGAATGCCATGAAAGGACAATTCCTCTCTACTGGCGCAGTAAAAGTCAAAGAGAACAACGTGGATATGAGTATTGATTACGGCGTTCCGTCCAGCGCAAAGGTAGAAATGACAGACTGGTCTAAACCGGATGCAGATGTCATGGGTGATATCCAGAAGATGGTTGCTGTCGCAGAGGATAATGGCTTTGTGGTAAATAAAGCCCTTACTTCTCTTAAAATGATTAACTACATGAGAAACAACACTGCAATGCAGACAGCGGTCTTAGGAGCAGCGAATAAACGTCTCTTGACAAAACAGGAACTTGCTAATCTGCTTATGCAGGAATATGGAATCACAATTGATCGTTGCGATGGCCAGTTCAAATTTAGAAAGGCAGATGGCACTCTTAAAGTAGAAAGATACTTCAAAGAGAATGTATTCACTCTGTATGAAGCAGAGCCGAACGGTTCATTTGGTACTGGACTCTGGGGCGTAACACCGGAGGAACTTGAATACAGACAGTTTATTCAGGAAGAGAATCGTTCCTTCGTAACACTGTCCATGTGGGCTACACAAGACCCAGTTGCAGTATGGACAAAAGCATCCGGTATGTTCGTTCCTGTTGCACCAAAAGCTAATGGCGGTATCGTAATCGGTACCAAAGCGGGGGAATAAACGGGCATAGTCTCGACGAGAACAGCCAGTCACCATCTGTAGCAAGTGTTAATGATGCTTCAAAACACAAGTATACAGAAAGCGAGCTGTCAAGCATGACAGTAGTTCAACTGAAACAGCTCGCAAGTGACAATGGCTATGCCCTGACATCGACAAATAAGGCTGGTATTATCTCAGAAATTTTATCTCAGCAAGGGTAGGTGATCTTGAATGAACGAACAGCTTGTGAATGATCTGAAAGAGTATCTATCCGATGATGCGGAAACTGACGGTATGATTTCTTTGTCTGTGAAGCGTGCAATTCGTTCGTTCAAAAAGAAACGCAACTATCCGTCTGGATATACAGATGAAAAAATCAATACCGATATGGAATACTGTTATGATTGCATATTTGATCTGGCTCTCTATTTCCTTGTGAAACAGGGGGCCGAGTTCCAAGAATCGCACTCTGAAAATTCAGTAAGTCGAAAATGGGAATCCGAAACGGAAATATATATCAATCATGGCGTTTTTCCGTTTGCAGGAAGTTTAATTTAAATAAGATGGTTGGGTCACGTGGCACAGTATTTTTGTCCTCCCGGAGTGCCGCTGGGTTGCTTATATTCAGTAGGGAAAAGCAAATGTTAAGGGAGTGAAGAAAGGAACTGGCGATGGGATGTGAACATGAATGTTTTAATGAACACCGCATAGAAGAACTGGAAAAGAATTTTCAGTTGATGCAAGAGAAGAACTCTGATCGTAGTAAAGAGTTTTATGAGCGTATCGGGGAACTGGAAAGAAAGACAGCATTAAGTGAGAATGACTTGAACCATATCAAGTCAACTGTGGATGAGATGAATAACAATATAAAGACTCTCATGGCAGTCCCGGGAAAGCGTTACGATACAATCATTGTATGCGTTATTACAGCGATTGTCAGCGCAGTTATCGGTTTTATGTTAAGCGGTATTCTTCCAGTTTGATTCCACTTGTAAGGGAGGACGGTGGAAATATGAATTATACAGACTTTTCAGAAGATGAAAGAAAATTTTATTTAAAAGAAGCAGGCTTTGATTCCAGAGAAGAAAAACTGTTTCGATTACGGGCTTATGGCGAAAAGACACTATGGGAAGCATCTGAACTTATGGGGTATAGTCCGAGAACCATAGACCGAATTAACAAAAGAATAAAGAAGAAAATTTCTAAAGTTGCCCCGATGTACTGTCGGGGCTTTTCTTTGTATTATGGCGAAAACGTGGCGAAATAGTGACGTTCAAAAACAGAGTTCCTTCCTATATAATATAATCATAGGAGAAAACACAATGATTATGTTAAGAAACCCTTACGAGGGTATATGGGAAAAGCATCGTTCCATAGATGATATGGACATGATTCTTGAATCCCGGACAGGAGGAACAGATTATGGCAGGTTATCCGTATTATCCGCAACAGCCAATGATAAACAGCCCATACGGACAAATACAACCGTATCAGGACAGACTGACACAATTGCAGAATAATTACCAACAGGCAATGCCTTATGGTCAAATGCAGATGCAACAGTTACAGCCGGTTCCACAATCACCTATGCTTCAAGGACAGATGGTGGATGGGATTGATACTGTAAAGGCTAAAGATGTGGATATGTCCGGCAATCCTGTTTACTATCCAAAAACAGACGGAACTGAAATTTACAGAAAACAGCTTCAATCCGATGGAAGGAGCAGGATTTTTGTTTACCGACTCGTAAATCCAGATGAACAGCAATCTAAGCAAGATGAAAAGCAGATTGACATTGAAGCAATGTTTAATCAGCTTCGGAATGATGTTTGTTCGGAGATTTCTGAAATAAAGAGTATGTTCCCGACACAAATATCGGGGACATCGGAACCTAAGCAGAATGGAGGTAGGCAGAGATGACATTCAATCCAAACGCCATGATGAAAAAGCAATTTGAGAAAATGATCTCTCAGAGGTTCGGAAGTGTTGATAACATGATGAACGACATGAGTAAATTTGCAGGCAACAATCCAACATTGAAAAATGCTTTGGATTTATATAAAAAAGGTGATACAGACCAGCTTCATCAGATACAGCAAAATGTATTTAATGAAAAACACTTGTCACCGGATGGAATCATACAGAAATTCTTTGGATTATAACACTTCCCCACAATTGGGTGATTAAAAATCGCTACAATTCGGGACGACAGCCGCGGATGTCTCCTATTGTAAATAAAATTTAAGGAGACTAAAAACATGATGAATGGTTCAAATTACAGTCTTAGTGACATTGCTGCCGCTACAGGCTCTAATAATCGCGCCAATGATATGTGGGGCGGTGATGGCTTTTCACTTATCTGGCTCGTCCTGATCTTTGCTATCTTCGGATGGGGAGGTTTTGGCGGCTGGGGCGGCGGCTTCGGCGGCAATGGTGGAAACGGTGCAAATGGTGCTGGATTCCAAGGATGGGCTACACGTGCGGATATCAATGAGGGATTTGCTCTTAACGATATTCAGAACGGTATCAGAGGTATTCAGCAGGGTATTTGTGACAGTACATATGCACTTAACAATACCATGCAGAGCGGTTTTAACGGTGTGAACGTTGGAATGCTTCAGGGCTTCAATGGCGTTCAGCAGGCAATTAATGCTGACACTGTAGCCAATATGCAGAACACCAACGCATTACAGTCTCAGTTAGCAAATTGTTGTTGCGAAACAAGAGAAGCTATCCAGGGTATCAACTACAACCTGGCAACCAACACTTGTGCTCTCCAGAACACAATGAATAACAACACAAGAGACCTTCTGGAAAACCAGAACAGTAATACAAGAGCAATCCTTGATTTCCTGACTCAGGATAAGATTGCAACATTACAGGCAGAAAATACTGACCTGAAACGTGCTGCATCTCAGGATCGTCAGTCTGCATTACTTACAACTGCTATGGCTTCACAGACTCAGCAGTTAATCAATGCAATTAATCCGGCAGCCATCCCGGCATACGTTGTTCCGAATCCGAATACCTATTACGGTGGATGCGGATGCAATAGTGGTTGCTGCTAAGTAACTCACCCTTAGAGGTTGACTAATTCTAAGAGGTGAGTTGTGGCTCACCTCTTATTTTGATTGAGAGGTATAAAATATGAGTTGTAAAAATGTTTGTAAGCTCTGCAACCATCTTGTAATCAGCCAAGCCGTTGCGTTTACAGGAGGTAATCTTGTAATCACACTTCCGGCAGGCAGTTACAATAACGGAGAGAAATATTGTATTGTTGTTGCACAAAGCATACCGGAAACAACCACAATTTCTGCTCCGGTAGTAATCCAGGTAGGCACGGGAACAACCTTGTATCCATTACAGAATCGTTGTTGCGCACAGGTTACAGCTTGTGGCATAAGAACCAGAACAAAATATGCAACCAGAGTAGCTACAAGTGCAACTGGTGGAGTGTTCAAGATGTTAGGAAACCCAGCTTGTAGTCCGAGTAACAATTTAACAGCAATTAATGGTACAGCCCCAACGACAGACACACCTGTTACACAGGCTGCCAGAAAGGGGGCAATGTAATGCATAAAGTTGCAATGGAAATGGGAAAATGGGCCATGGAGAAAGCTAAAGCACATGGTTTTGATACTCTCAGCGCTCAAGACTGGGACGATTTGAAAGACTGCATGGAAGCTGTAAAGTGTGCGATTTGTGCAGATAAGGATTACAGAATCGTAGAAGCTATGGACGAATGCGAGCAGGAAGAGAAGTATCTTGGACGCATGGGATATGACAGATATCGTTATGCAAACGGCAGATTTGCACCAAAAGGCAGAGGAAGCCGCATGGGATATATTCCTTATCTTCACGCACAGGATGATGACTGGATGAATGAATATCTGAATAATCCAGAATTTGAACGCAATATGTACCGCATGGGATATCACCCAGAATATTCGGACAGGAATATGGGGAATGACGGCATGAATCGTCAGCAGTCCAGATATGGTGAAACCTACGACAGATACAGCGAGAATCGTAGACATTACCATGATTCCAAAGACGCTGAATCAAAGAGAAAAATGGATGATTCCATGAAAGAGTATACAGAAGATATCATCCGCAATATGAAAGAAATGTGGGACGATGCAGACGCATCAATCAGACAGCAGATGAAGACTGACTTGACACGTTTCATACAGCAGATGAATTAAATATGAAATGAATTTTGCCCTTGTTACAGGAATGTAGCAGGGGCTTTTTAGTTGAGAAAAGGATGGTGATAAGCCATGCTAAGACAATTTTATATGAACGGAGACCTATGGAGAGTGCAGTTCGTATCTCCACACGACAGCGTTTTAATTGACCGTACAGGAAACAGAACGCTTGGGGTATCGGATTATTCCACTCATATTATTTCAATCTCAAATAACCTTCACGGAGAGCTTCTGAACCGTGTGTTTATTCATGAATTAGGTCATTGCGTGATGTTCAGTTACGGACTGTTGCCAGAACTTCACCGTATGGTCAAGAAACGGTATTGGGTGGATGCAGAAGAATGGTGTTGTAATCTTCTGGCAGACTATGGTCATTTCGTAATCGGCACAGCCAGAGATATTTTAGGAAACCAGTTCACATATGTGGCTCCTATCGGGGCAGAAAGGATGATTGCATAGATGGCAAAAGCAGAAAACACAGTTATTTTTGATGGAATCAAGTACAATCCCGGCGACGAATTGCCGGATTTAGGAAGTTGGGTATGTACAGACGCAAGAGGCATGGTTCGTGATTACGAGGGGCTTTCAAAAGACGTGTCAAAGCTCCCGCATTATGTACAGAGTGGTTCTTCAGCATTGTGCCTTGATACTTCTGAATTATACGAATATCACAAACCTACCGACACATGGTACAAACTGTAAAGGAGAAACGCATGGCATTAACAGCAAAAAAAGTATATGCAATTTTAAAACGCCAGATTTCCGATATGGAAGCAAAATTAAACAGCCCTGTAAGATACAGAGGTACAGTTGCGACCGCTGATTTGCTTCCATTAAACCCGGATATCGGAGATATGTACAATATCGAGTCTAAATCTGTCTATGGCGAAGCAGGAATGAACGTGGCGTGGAATGGGGTAGTTTGGGACACCATGGGCGCTCCAATTGATATGTCACTGTATTTCACAAAAGAAGAAGCAGAGGCGGTAATACAAAGATTAGTTACGGAATATTTTGAAAAGAACCCAGTCAAGCCCGGAGCCACGACAGAACAGGCACAGCAGATCGAGCAGAACAAGACGGATATTGCTTCACTGAAAACGGAAACTAGTTCGCTAAAGGAAGACATAGCTGATTTAAAGAGTGTGATGAAAGACATTCGCAACAACACTCCGCACGTATCAACTATTGAAACCTTTTATGATATCCGTAGAACCGGGAAAGTTTATCAGACAAAAATTTGGAAATTTGCCACCAATCCTACATCTACAGGTGAAAAATTGTTAGATAATGCAGGACTTGAATTTGTACCATCTACAGACACTACAGAAGGAAAAGACGATTATCTTAATGGCAATCATCCACTTTTCGAGTGGGTTCATTGTAATTATAAACGTAACGATGATGGTACTGCTTATCCTATTGCTACAGAATATGACGATAACTATGCTGCAACTGGCGCAGTTGATGTAGGGGCTATGCAGATGAGCTTCTACTGGAATTGGGACGCTTCTAATCCAGAGTATGATCTTGTTACGATCTCTGATATGCCTAATACAAAATATGATCTGAAACCGTGGACAGAATGTAAACGTGCTAATGGTACAGTTCTTCCATATTGTATCGGTTCAGCTTATGTATCAGGTATTGCTTCTGATGAACTGCTGAGAAGTCAGCCTGGATTAAAACCTGAAAGAAATCAGAGTCATAACAATATGATTACTAATTATCAGAAAAAAGGAAAAGGACATTGGGGAGCTGGTGCGGAAAGAAATACATTCCAGATTCTTTTTAATATCATCAAGGGTGCTACAAAGAATAGTCAGAGTTTATTCCAGGGTTGTACATCATACAATTTCCAATACTCTGCTTCTATTCAGTCTGCGGATGTACATACATATTTCCCTGTTACAAACGATCAGGCAAAAAACATTCTCGTTGATTCTTATGTGTCAGTTGGTTATGGACAACTTAATGATACTAAGAACGGCGTAAATAATGACCGTGGAGTAACGAATATTCATAAATACGCAGATGATGTAAAAGTATTACGTATAGAAACACTTGATGAGAATAATAAAGCTGTATATCTTGATATTAAAACAGGATTTAATACCACTCCTATTAAATTATCTGATACCGTGAATGCTCCTATTACAATCAGTTCTATGCATTGGTGGTCAGGAACTACTGATACTGTTATTGGTCGTCATGATGGTTCTTATGTTTCTAACACTGACGGAAAACATGCATATAGAGTACAGGGACGTGAGTATGCTGTAGGCTCTTATATAGTTGCATCTGATACAGTTATGGACTTCCAGAGCGATTATAGCAAGAAAGTATATATTGCTCCAAAAGGTCTTGCTCATAGTTCTTCTGATGCAACAATTAGAAGTAAATATACATGTATTGGTACAATTCCTGCTAATCCAGATGGAAAAGGATCTGATTATTGGATTGGTGACATTTCAGTTGATGTTAATACTGGTGGATGGTTCCCATCCGCAAAAGGTTCTTCAAATTCTCAAGGTTGGGCTGATATGTTATACGCAGGTGGAGCTAATACTTCCGGTACTCGTGAATACCTGATGGGCGGTAATCTCGGGCGTGGTTCGGATGCGGGCTGTTCTTGCGTGGGTTGCTGGGGCGGGCTTGGCGGGGCGAATTGGGTTTGCTGCGCCGCCGATTAAAAACAGGTCGTCCAAATATATTATGAAAATTTGTAAAAAGGTGGTAAAAGAATATGACAAAAAAATCTCGCTTTATGGAAAAGCAGCCTTCTGCTAAGGTTGTTGAAAAAGATAAGGTGTATGTGTACATCTGTCTAAATGAAAAAGAAGTTACAGAAAATCGAGTGGACGAATCTGCTGAACCTGTAACTATGTATGAATATGATTATAATGAAATTATTGAAGATATTGGCATCTTAGATATTAATGATGTAAAAGCAAACCCAGAAAAATATCTTAATTACGGAAATGAGCCTAAAAGAACTGATACAGAGCGTATCAACGTACTAGAAGCAACTACAGACGATATCATTTTAATGATGGCTGATTTGATTGGAGGAGAAAACTAATATGAAGACATTAAGCACATTGAAATTAAAAATCATGGTAAGAGCATTCCGCATCAGAATTAAGAACAGAGAAGTATTCGAGGACATTGCAGCGGATTATCCAGCATTGACAGCAGATGATCTGGAAGCGATTCGAGAAGCACTGAATTTAGCGTAATTAACTAAAGAGGGCCATAAGCTGAGTTTTCTCATCAGTCTCTGCAGTGTAGAGTTTGGCTCATTAACGATTGCATACATAAGCTGAGTTTTCTCATCAGTCTCTGCAGTGTAGAGTTTGGCTCATTAACGATTGCATACATAAGCTGAGTTTTCTCATCAGTCTCTGCAGTGTAGAGTTTGGCTCATTAACGATTGCATACAATGGATTCTCAATAATTCCTACCTGACTTTTTGGTAAAAGAATGTCTTCTTTTTCTCCTCGTCGGTCGTTATAGATTCGTACTTTGACATGCTTTGGGTACCATTCAATTATTTTCCCGGTTCGAACCGAGTCAATACTGAAAGAATTACTTATCTTTGGATTGAATGACGTGTCCACTGGAACGATAGCTACTGCGCCCTCGTCAAGCATAGATAAAACCACATCGTGAATAAAAGCTCGTCCCGATTGATCAATATTTGCTTCGAAATTCAAGCACCCATTTATTCCAGACTCGATCTCTTCAATGAATCGTCCCGCAGAATCTAATCTACAGTGTTTAATATCTATAGTTGCCACATCAAGTGCTATGCGATTGAATATAGAGGATACTATGGAGCGTTCGTTTCCATGACCTAATCGTGGTCTATCTGGACGCAAAGAATAACCGGGGCCAACGTTATGATATGTCGGGTCCCGGTTCATAAAAGCATTCCAAGCATGTGTAAGCCTGGTCTTAATATTAAATTCCATTTTGACTTTTCTCCTGTTTGTTCAATTTTCTAAAGTCCATGAGCCGTAAACCCTTGTATTTACAGGGATTTCCTCATATCTATTGCTATCACCAGTACCATCTGCTTTAGTTAATTATCGATGTAAATTACTTTTAAAACAATACTTCGCAATTAGAGATGATGAGTCGGAATATCTTTTTGTAAGTGAAAGAAAGCCGCATAAGGCACTCAAGAAAGAAGCAATCGAAAGAATTGTACGAATAATCGGTGAGCGAGCAGAATTGGACAGGCCTCTGACACCGCATCTATTTAGACATACTCTTGCGACTCTTATGCTTCAAAGAGGCACGCCGATTACTGAGGTGCAGAAGATTCTTGGACATGTCAACATCAACACGACAATGATCTATGCAAAGGTATCTGATGAAGATGTAAAAGCGTCTCATATGAAATATGCAATATAAGATTAAAATAAAAATACTCTTTTTGAAGGGAGAAAACGCTATGAGAGGATTGAAACGTCAAAAACAGACAGTGTATTGGTCAAGGGTAACTGAATACCTTGACGGGATAGACACAATCAAAACGTACCAAAAGCCAGAATTACATCACCTCTCCGTATCTGCGACTGCCGGAACGCCAGAGGAATTATCAGCCGGTTATATCCCGGACTACGACAGGTATATCACAAACTTCGACCGCAGCTTCAAGCCACAGACCGCCGATGTATTCTGGATTGATCGCAAGCCGGAACTGACCGGTGCAGGCGAACTTGTTTTAGGTGAAGACGGAGAGCCTACAGTACCGCCAGATTACCGTCTGAAAAAGATTCTCGATACCCAGAAAGGCAATGTGGCACGATATGGCATCAAGTATATAGGAGATGGCTCAGATGGCGAATAAGACTATCAAAATGGAATTGTCGCATAAATCTATACAGGACGCAATAAAACAGCTTAGGGAGTACCAGAACGGTCTTAAAAGCAAGAACGAGCTGTTTGTCAAGCGACTGTCTGAGTTGGGAATCCCGGTCATAGATCAAAACATTGCAGTAGCTCAAGGAGATTCGGACAAGAATCATAATACTTACATCAAAATCAATAGTTTTGGTGACTATGCGCAGGCTACACTTGTGTGTGAAGGTTCTGACCTTCTGTTCATAGAGTTCGGGGCGGGCATTCACTACAACACTCCTGCAGGAACCAGCCCACATCCAAAAGGACAAGAATTTGGATATACAATCGGTTCATACGGGCAAGGGAACGGAAATAATGAATCGTGGGTTTATTATGCCGATTCTGGCGAATGGGTACGCTCTTACGGTACCGAAGCCACCATGCCGGTATATAAGGCAAGCGTAGAAATCATGCAGAGTATTAGAAAAATTGCAAAAGAAGTGTTTGCATCATGAAAGTTAATACCTGATAATACTGAATAATACCTCTGTCTTTGATATACTATAACATATAAAAGCATCTACCTGAGCGGTGGGTGCTTTTTTCATGCAAAAAAACATAGAAAAGGAGAATGTAAGCATGTTAGTAGAAACAATGATTATCAAAAAAGTAGAAACGAGCATTGTCACAAGCCTAGATGTCGCAGAAACTTTTGAAAAAGAACATAAAAGAGTATTGCAGGACATTAGAAATTTAGGATGCAGTGAAGAATTCGGACAGCACAATTTCGTGCTTTCCTCATACACAAGCATCCAGAATAAAAAACAACCTATGTACTGCATGACGAGAGATGGATTTACGTTTCTTGTTATGGGATACACTGGCGAAAAAGCCATGAAGTTCAAAGAAGGATACATTCGCCAATTCAATGCAATGGAAAAAGTTCTTTTAGGAAAAATCAGAGAACGAGACAAAGGCATTGCAGTAAGACAAGCGTTGACCAATGCACTTAAAGAATCTCAAGAAAACGAGAGAATGCACGGTCATGCATATTCGACATACACAGATATGGTATATCGTACATTGTTTGGCAAAACTGCAAAACAACTTAGAGAAGAAAAAGAAATTTCTACTAAAGACAATCTAAGAGATTTCCTTACCGAAGAAGAGCTAAAAGCTGTCCAGTCAAAGGAAATGCTTGTTAGTGGTTTGATTGACTGCGGATGGGGATATTCTCAAATAAGAGATTTCCTTAATACCAGTCTCAGAATATGTTAGAACAGGCGGTGTGATATAAAATGCCAGACACGATTAACAACCCAGTATCAGAAGTATTTTCTAGGTGGAGCAAAGATATTCAACCAACAGTCGGCAAAGGCAATTTTTCCATGGAAAAAAGCCAGACAATAGCATCTGGTAAAACAAAATACGCCAGATTGTTCATGATGGGGAACCCCACGCAGTCAACAAGTCTTGAAGGTCACGAATGCGCAACAGTTCTTTCATTTCAAACGGAAAGTTACGCATCTGGGACAAAGGCTTTATCGACTGCATACGAAATCGACAGCAAAGGTCATCAGGCTATGGTTTCGATGGGCTTTCGCCGGACATACGGGCCGGAAGAAGTCGCAAACTCCGAAAAGAGTTTCAAACGAATCATAAGCCGGTACAGCAGAATTTATACCGGGCAATTATTGGAAGCGTAACAGCTTCTATTTTTTATACCAAAAAGAAAGGAGAGTGTCCTATGAGTAAAGATAAATTACAATGGCTGAAAGCTGCGGGAATCAGAGCTGTTAAGACAATTGCTCAGACAGCAGTTGCGACAATCGGAACCGCAACAGTCCTTGGAAGCGTTGACTGGAAGATGGTCGTATCTGCGTCCGTTCTTTCCGGCGTTTTATCCTTGCTTACATCTGTAGCAGGGCTTCCAGAACTGAAAACAGGCACAGATGAATAGAAAGGACGGTGATCCTTTTATCTCCCGGATGCAGGGTTACGCATCAGAGCCATGTGGCTCTTTTTTATTGTGATTTTATAGCTGAAAAGCAGAAAGGAGCCGAATATGGCAGACAAAGGAAATATAGCAGGCGTAAGTACCGTTGGTTCGCTTACTGGATATGCAGTTGAAACAACAGCAGGTACTAAACCGACAACATTTAAACTTCTTCACAGAATCAATGCTTCTGATGAAATTAAAATTGACGTAGAAACAATCGACGCTTCCGCACTTGAAGATGAAGTCGAAAGAACTATTGCAGGACGTGGTTCTACAGGTGGTACATTCAACGTAACTGTGAACGTAACTGATGAAACTATCACTGAATGGGAAACCTTAATCAGCGAATATAAAACAGGAAAAACAGATGGAAAATCTATGTGGTATGAAGAATACTTCCCGTCTCTTAAGAAAGCATTCTTCACAAAAATCGAGCCACCGACAATCATTCCTAAACCGGCGAGAGATCAGAATGGCCTGTTAACCGTTGAAATGTCTCTTACTATCAATGAATATGTCGGACCGAGTGAAGCAGTAGTTCCAACTGACAGCGGCCTTTAAACACATTTGGGAGGACAAATAATATGTATAAAGTTTTAAAAATCGGCGGCAAAGACTACAAACTTGAATATGGAATTGAAGCATCACTGTTTGATGATTGTGTGAAATCCGTAATGAATATGCTAGTTTCCACAAGCGGTGGAACGGACAGGAGCCTTAAGGAAATGGTTTCTGGAATGAGTAGTATTCCAAATACTGCACTCAATGCGTTCTATGCCGGATTACTTCAATATCACGGCAACCATTCTGACGGTGATGGCACTGTCCCGGATTTAGATACCGCTAAAAAACTTGCAGCACAGTATATGGCCGAGCATAAAGATGACGAACAGGGAAACTTCTACGGCCTTTTCGCCATGTGCATTGAACAGATGGAGGAGGATGGTTTTTTCAAGTTAACCGGCCTGGAAACCTTCATGGACAACATGAATGCGGCAATGGACTCTGTGAAAGCGAAGAAAGCGCCGAAGAAGCCAACAGATCATCTGAAAAAAGCTACAGCGAAATAATCTGGGATGAATTATACCCAATGGCTGTGCGTATTGGGATGTCAAGAAAAGAATTTCTCAGAAGCACCCTGAAAGACCTGAGAATCCGTATAGAACAATATGGAATCTCAAAAAATGAAGAAATCCAGTCGCAATTAATAAACATGGACTATCAGTCATGGCTGACCGGACTGTATATGAAAGCAAGTATTTCGTGTGTGCTATTTCCAAGAAAGGCTAGTTATCCGAGTAAACCAATTACGCAGGAAAAACAAAATAATTGGGTTGAACACAATCCAGATATGCCGAAGAAATCAGAAGCAGAACTAAGACAAGAAGAACGTTACTACGAACTTCTTATCAGGCAGGCAAATGCAAATATATCTGAAATAGGTAAAGAGGGCAAGCAGGATGAATAGTAGTCTTGCTTGCCCTTTATTTTTTTGAAATAAAGGAGGTGTTTATATGCCTGACAACACAATAGATAGCCTTGCGATAGAGGTCAGCAGTAACGTATCAAATGCAAGCAAATCCATTGATGATTTATGCAATAAACTGAATCGCCTGAGTAGTCGTATGTCTGAGAGCATCAAGCATCTTAGAGACTTTTCAGCTTCCGTAGGCACGGTCAATTCTGCTGTTCAAGCACTTAAATTAGACAGGCTTGATTTATCAACGATAAACAGTCAATTGCAACAGTTTACGCAGTCCATGAGTGCGCTCGGTAGCCTGAACTTGAGAAACAACGGATTAAACTCATTCGTAAATGCAATCCGCAGACTGAACGAAACATTAAACTCCACAGGTGATGTGTCTGGAAAGATTCAGAACATGATTTCCGAATTATCTGGTCTTAGCAGTATTCCGGACGTATCAAACAATGTGAACCGGTTTGTTTCTTCATTGGCGAGATTGGCAAATGCAGGTGGTTCTATTGATACAGTTGTATCTAAGCTTCCAAAACTTGGTGAAGAACTCAGAAAAATCGTAGTTTCATTCTCTGGAATAGGCAATATTTCTCAGCCAATTAATACTTTTGTTCAGTCAATATCTCAGTTGGCAAACGCAGGAGACAAAACCGGAAAGACAGCAACTCAGCTTAATGATGTGGCAAATAGCTTGAAATCATTCTTCCAGACAATGAGTACCGCTCCTAGAATCAGTAGCAGTACAATTCAAATGACTCAGGCTATTGCTCAGTTAGCAAATTCTGGGGTGAATGCTGGTAGAGCGGCAAGGTCTACTGCAAGTGCATTTTCAGGATTGGGGCAGGGTGCGGCCACTTCGACAGGAAAGGTCAGAAAACTTGGCAATGCAGTCGGAAACGTAGGAAGCAAGGCAAGGAAAAGTTTGCCTAGCATCATGTCTCTGGTGGCAAAATTCTGGACGTTGAAATTTGTTGTTGGAAAATTTGGAAGCGCAATTGAAAGTTCCATGAATTTTCTCGAAGATTACAACTACTTTCAAGCGGCGTTTCGTCAGGTAGCAGATAAAGCAGGAGAAACTTGGTCAGAGGCAGGCTATGATTCTGCGGAAGCTTATGCAAATTCATTTAGTAATAGAGCTAGAGAACTTACATCCAAAATGTCTGGGTTCGATGTTTCTGATAATGCGATTTTGACCGCAAATAAATCAGGTAAATCACTCGGTATGGACCCGTCCATGCTCTTGAATTATCAAGGACAGTTTGCGCAGTTATCATCATCTATGGGAACGACTTCTGAGCAGGCATTAAAGCTGTCAAATGCACTGACGATGATTGGTGCCGACCTCGCATCTGTTAAGAATCTTGATTTCAGCACAGTTTATGAGAACTTATCCTCTGGATTAGTAGGCATGAGCCGTGCTGTGGATAAATATGGTGCGAATATTCGTGTGGCAAACTTACAGCAATATGCGGCAAATCTTGGTATACAAACGTCCGTCTCTAATATGGACCAGGCAAGTAAGGCAATGCTGAGAACAATAGTGATACTGGATTCCACCCGGTACGCATGGGCGGATATGGCAAATACGATAAATATGCCAGCCAACCAGTTACGTATACTTCGTGCAAACTTAGTATCCTGTGCCAGAGTATTAGGAAATATCTTTATGCCTGTAGTAGCGGCAGTGCTGCCATATATCAATGGTCTTGTGATCGCATTCCAGAGATTTTTGACATACATTGGTTCGCTTCTTGGAGTTGATACCAAAATCGGAAAAATGTTCGGTTCTATCGGTGGTGGAAGTGAAAATCTCTCGAATGCACTTGATTCCATAGACGATTCTGGAATTTCGGGCGTAGATGATGCTGCAAAGGATACAGACAATAATCTGAAAAATGCAACCAAGAGTGCAAAAAAATTAAAACAGTTCCTCGCATCCTATGATGAACTTGAAATTATGAGCAAAGACGATAGTTCTCTGTCTGACCTTGCAAATTCTAAAATTAAAACGCCAAAAATTGACACATCTGCAATTGACGCAGGAATCCTCAATGATGCACTGGATAAACTTTTGAATGAATACCAGAAGAAATGGGATGCCGCCTACAATTCCATGGAAAATAAGGCCATGGCATTCGCAAATAAAGTTACAGACACATTTAAGAAACTTGCAAAAGCCGCAGAACCTACCACAAAAGCACTGAAAAATCTCTGGGACAATGGATTGAAACAACTCAGAGATTTCACATGGACAGCATTAAAAGATTTCTGGAATCATTTTTTAGTTCCGCTTGGCAAGTGGACGCTTGGGGAAAAAGGATTACCACGACTAATCAATGCTTTTAATGATTTTCTCATGAAAATTAACTGGGATAAAATCAACGCTTCCCTTGTACAGTTATGGGATGTGTTAGAGCCATTTGCTGAGAATGTCGGAACAGGATTACTTGATTTCTTCGATGATTTCTTTGACAAGGCGGCAGATGGAGTTAATAAACTTCCTGATCTGATTGACAGGTTCAAAGAGTTTATCGCAGCATTCTCACCGAAGCAAGCACAGTCTATCGGATATTTCCTCGGGCAGCTCCTGACAGCTTTTGTAGCATTTAAAGGACTTACATGGTTCGGAAGTATTTTCGGCAAAGATGGAGTGATAGGCAAAGGAATCACCATGTTAGCAGCGCATCCATATGCTTCGATAGCGGTAGGATTAGGTCTTACCGTTGCCGCACTTGATAAATTCGGAGTAATTGATGTTGATTGGGACGGGTTATGGACAAGAATCGGGAATCTTAAAGACGTAATTGTGAATTTCATTAAAAATATTAATTGGGATTCGTTAATAAAAACAATCGGCGATGTATGGGATGTATTCCAGCCATTTGCTGAAGGATTCGCAGACGGATTTATCAGCTTTTTCGATATAATGCTGAATGATATCGGTGCCCCACTGATTAATACATTAGTAAGCGTCTTAGATGCTTTCGCAAAAGCCTTAGGAAAGCTTGACGATAAACAGATAGAAGCTCTGGGCGAAGCTCTGGCACGGTTTTTTATTATAAGGGGAAGCATTAAGTTTGCCCGAAATATATACAATGTAGTCAGTTCTATCAGCGCACTCAGAACAATCTTCGGTGGGTTAGGAACGGTTCTTTCCACAACCAGTGGTGCATTGCAGACATTCTTTGGCTCTGGACTTGGTTCTACACTTGCGGCAGGATTCGCAGACAGCATGGTTGTCTTAGGAACCGCAATGGCAGGATTCAACCTCGGAAAGTGGATAAGTGTTAATCTGTTCGGCGGCGAAGATAAAACTTTTGGAGAGTTTTTGGAAGATAATGTATTCGGATATCAAAAAGGAGATTTTACCGGCGCTATCAACGAATGGATGAAAGATATATTCGGAATCGGTAATAAGCTTACAGAGGATGATTTAAAGGTGTTTAAGGAGTATGAAGATGCTATTCTCGGTTTGGTTCACGCAAGCCAGATTTCAGGCGAACAAGCATATCCTTTATTAACATTCCTTTCCGAGCTAAAAGATAACGGATATAGCACAGAACAGGCATTATTTGAACTCGAACTTAAACTTAATAATCTTGGAGTTTCGTCCGAAGATTTCGAGAATGCAATAGCAGGAGTAAACAAACCAGTCAAAGACCTTGGAGATACAGCGGAAACATCCTCTAATCAGTTTTCGAATATGGCTGATCGGATTAACAATGTGTCGTTTGAGGATATCTCAGAACAACTTACAGGATTCCAGACGCTTATCCAGACCGTTGACTTTGCAACTCTGGTAACAGATACGGCAAATGCAATTGATGAAATGGGTGGCATCTGGGAAAATGGAAAACAGATTCTCGGTGAAAAAGCATTACAGATTTATCAGGAAATTGCAAAGGGATTAGAGCCGGATGATAACGGTTACTATACTTTAGCAAACGGACAGATGGTGCAGTTTGGAAAAGGCATTTCTGACTATGAAAGCACTCTGCAAAGTACAATGGATTCAACTTTGCAGGGGGCAATCAACGGCGTTCTGGATAACAATTCTGGTTTTGAATTAGTTACAGAACTCGGAAAGAATCAGATTCTTGCTGTAGGTAGTGGAATTGAGCAGAACGGCAGCAAAGTCACCGAAAAGCTTAACTCAACAATTCAATCATCTGCGAAAGGCGCAGAAGAAACTGCGAAATCAAGCGGCAAAACCCTTGGAAGCAACATTGCAGAGGGATTACAGACTGGAATTAACGGGAAGAAAGAAAGCACAAAGACTTCGATTCTTGATCTAATGAATAACAGCGTAAAAGCCCCTGCACAGGAAGCAGTAGACTCCCATTCTCCGTCCAGATGGTTCAAGCAGCTTGCAGAGTACTGCGGTCAAGGATTCCAAAACGGATTAGAGCCGGGCTTTTCTGCGTCGTTCACATGGTTCGGAAGAATCCGAAGCAGAATCAGCAATTCCATTGGAAACCTGTATAATATCGGTTGGAACTCTATTATTGGCTTAAATAATGGAATTGTAGGCGCGGCACAACAGCTTTATGCAAATGTGCAAAAAATCGCACAAAATATATCAAATACGTTCCGCAAAGTTCTTAAGATTCATAGCCCATCACAGGTAATGATGGAACTCGGTGGATTCACCGTTGAGGGATTCCAACTTGGTATGCAGAATATGCTTCCAAAAGTCGAATCCACCATCAATGATATAAGCGCCGAAGTGCAGAAGATTAATACACCGACTGCGGACATTATCACAAAGAGTACATCCTATCAGGAAGCAAAGAGCAGAATGTCAGTTAATACGGATGATTTCGTGGACGACATCCGAAAAGAAGTCATGGCAATCAGTAGTAACACGTTTGACAATAACCAGATGATCGGGCAGGCAGTCAAAAATGCCCTGAACGGCATGGCAATCTACGCGGACGGACATCTGATTGGGTATCTGAAAGAAGAAAATCAGCAGTTCAGAAATCGTAATGGCTACGGACTGTTTGAAGGGTAGGTGATAGAATGAGTGACTTTATTGCAGGAAGTAGTTTCCAAGGTTATTTTTTAAAGTTCGGGGGAAGCGTTCTCCCGAACAAATTCTTAGCCTACAATGATTACTCCGCAACCCCAAACCAGAGGACGGAGATAGAAGCCTATAGGGACTTGAATAACCTCTTACATAGAGACACAAGCCCTAATTTCAAGGCAAAAATAGACTTCAACACACGACCGATGTGGCTACCGGACAAAATTGAAATGCAGTCTGTTTTTAAATCAGGCTTAGTCAATAAGGCGCAGCGGAAATACAAAGTTACATACTGGGACGATGAAGAAAACGCCTACAAAACAGGTGTTTTTTATATGCCTGATATTGAATACAAGCCTATCAGAGTTGTAGGAAATAACATTTTGTATAATAAAATCAGAATTGCACTGATCGAATACTAACAACCAGAGTACATGGGTGTCACAGCTCATGTGCTCTTTTATTTTATAGACGGGAGGATGATTATGGCAGATACAGTATCTTTTAACAGTTTATTGAATACGACGGCCGGGATGACTGCTGTTGTTAACAACAAGAAACACGATGATGATGTAGTCAGTGTCACAGGTGTTGATTGGTTTACCTATGCAGGCAAGACTGCCAGTACCATATATGTTTCAGGAAACAATTTTATCGGTTTCGGGCAGAACGCTGAACAACTCAAAATCTGGCGTAGGGATGGCGCAGTTTATTACATTTACCGTCAAGAGGGGACGCTCACATCAGGAAAAAGATTCCTCAAAATCAGGGTTGAAGGCTATGTATATTATTCAAGCACATCTTCATCGTATGCGCTGAAATACGAAGTATTCTTGATAGAGGGACAGACTCTTTTTGTCAATGTTATTCAGAAGCCTACAAGCAGTTCGTACACCGGCACATCATCAATCACTGACGGTAAAACCACAACAAATCTGAATATTTCTGTATCTTCTACGGTACCAATTTCGATTCTGGTAAAGAACGCAGGCGTATCTCAGGAAATTTCTTATGAAAAATATTCTGATTTGGTAATCACCAGTATATCTGTGTCAAAAATGCCAGATAAGACTACATATTATCAGAGTGAATTATTTGATAGTACCGGTCTTGAAATTTCAGGAACAACAAACACAGGAGAAACAGTCGACGTTACAGATTATGAAATATCAGGCTTTGACAGCAGTTCCGCAGGCGCAAAGACCATAACCGTTACTGCATCTGGAAAGACTACAACATTTGATATTACCGTCTCAGAAGCCTCTATTACGTCCATATCCGTTACTACGATGCCAACCAAGGTAAATTATCACATTGGAAAAGAATTTGATTCTACGGGCATTGTGGTTACTGCAACAGCAAGTGATGGAAATACTATAGATGTCACAAAAGACTGCGCATATTCCGGGTTTGACAGCAGTTCTCCAAAAACAAATACGATAACGGTAATCTATGGAATATTAACAACTACGTTCGATATTACAATTATGCAACCATTGAGTATAACTGGCGGAAACTATTCATCAGACACATACTTTGTTGGAGAAACTACAGATATATCCGTGTATAGCATAACTGTTTCATATTCGGACGGCTTCGAGTATGTAACAAGTGGATATACAGTTAATAATGTAGTGGTCACAGAACCGGGCTCGTTACTGATAACGGTTGAGTATTTTGGAGTGTCAACGACCGTTTCAACAAAAGTTTTAGATTCCTTTTCGGTGAAAATCGGAACGCCTACTAAAGATGATGTAACTGCAATATTCGATCTCGAAACAAATATATTGAGTATTTCGGGAACCGGCGAATTTAATAATAACTTATCTGACAATGCAGAAGGTATAGCCTGCCCAAATTCATTATACACAAGATGTAAGCAGATTGTATTTAGCAACGGTATTACTAAGATTCCGAGTAATTTCGGTAGTAAATTTTCAAGCTTAGAAAATCTTGTATTTGGAAATGATATATCTGAAATTGGTGTCGGTAACTTCAATAAATATCTAGGGACATCTTTATCTTTTTCAGAATCTCTTGTAAAAATTTCAAGTGGTTGTTTTAACGACTGTCCGAATCTGTCAGAATTGACATTTTACGAAGGACTCGAAGAAATTGGAGGAAGTACATTCTCCGGTTGTTCTTCATTGAAAAATTTGGTTCTTCCATCGACACTCAAAAGTATGCCATATTGTTTTCAAGGGGGCGCTCTTGAAAATTTGGAAATAGGGGGCGAAAATGCGGTATTTGCATCGTCTGGCGAAGGAGGTACTATATATAATATTTCTGCCAAAAATCTAGTTATTCGCGGAGGTACTATTTATAGTAATGTTTTTAGTGGGAAGAACATTGAAACATTGACTTTAAACGGGACTGTAAAATGGAATGGCACTGGTCAATTTGCCACATGTTCAGAATTAAGATCCATATCAATAGGGAAAGGTATATCAAGTATTCCTGTTTCCTGTTTTACCAGTTGCGGTCTTCTGAATAATGTTGTTATTCCGGATAGTGTTACGGAAATTGGTGCAAATGCTTTTAGCGGATGCACCTCACTAAATTCGATAAAATTATCTAATAAGATTAAAAAAATTCCAGATTATTGTTTTAGTGGATGCGGCTTTGAAACGTTTACGATTTCAGATGATTTGTCAATAGAAGAACTTGGAAACGCACTATTTCAATCTTGCCCAAAATTAAAAACAGTATATATTGGAAAAAATGTAAAAACTATTGCTAGTGGTGCTTTCGATGGTAGTTCTGGTATAACGATTAAAATTAACCAAACAAAAGATTCCATACCTGGCTCCCCTTGGGCGGCTTCAAATGCAACAGTTGAATGGGTGGAAGTTCAACTTGTCAAAATTGAGATTAGTTCATTGCCGCATAAGTTAAAATACAAAAAGGGGGAAGAATTTGACAGCTCTGGATTGATTGTAAATGCAACTTATGACGACGGAAGAGTAGAAGAAACAACAAGCTACACATTATCAAATCCAGATATGTCAACCGCTGGAGTCAAGACCGTTAATGTAGCTTACGAAACACAATCCACTACCTTTGATATTGTAGTCATAGAAATCACTAAAATAGAAATCGCGGCTTTGCCAACTAAGGTAGAATACTCCAAAGGAGATACGCTAGACACTTCCGGAATGCTGATTTCAACAGTCTGGACAGATGGCTCAAAAGAAGTTTTAACAGACGGATATACTGTGTCTGATTTAGATAGTAGTGAAGCAGGAGAAAAGACTATTACGGTTACATATCAGTCGTTTACTGCAACGTTTACCGTTGAAGTGGTTCCTGATACTGTCGGAATCCGTATTTCTCATTACCCAAATAAGATTTATTATAGAATCGGGGAATCGTTCGACCCAACCGGGTTAACTGTAGCGGCAGTAAGACAGGACGGAACCGAGAAAGAAATCACAGATTATGATATTTCTGGATTCGATAGTTCCACCGCAGGCTCTAAAACTATCACAGTTTCTTATAATGTTACGATCAACGGAATTACCAAATTTATTGGTTCAGATAACTTTAAAATCAGAGTCACAAATGATGGAAATAACCCATTTGATGATAGTTCAAGTGGAGGTTCCGGCGGTGGTTCTGGTGATATTCAAGAAGAAAAAACTGAGCCAATAAAAGTAACAGTACACTGGATTAATGGCGAATTTGCTGATCTTACAAATGAAAATATCGACCAGAATACGCTTACTTTGCAGGAGTCTATTTGTTCTGAAAGCTATTTCATTTTCGGCGGCTGTGTCTGCAATCAGATAACGTTTCAGGCTCACCACGATCAGTTTAATGGCACTTCGGAAGAATTTTACCCGTCTGGAAAAATCGAAGTTTACATTGAAAGAAAAGGAACAAAAATCAAAATTTTCACAGGTGAAATCGACAGTGCAGAGCGAAAAGCAAACTCCCTGACACGTAATTTTATTGCATACGATTATTTGTATAAATTACGAAATACTGACATTGCACGATGGTATAAAAACCAGACGACTGATAAGAAGAAAAAGCTGACTCAAAAGCAATTCAGGGATAAATTATTTGAGTTTTTAGGACTTGAGCAGGTCAGTACAAAGCTGCATTGGGACGACACCTATGTGCCCGATACGAATAACTCAAATGAAATGAACGTAGTAAATATTCTGAAAGATTTATGCTTGCAGAATGACCGTTTTGGTTGGATGAATAGGGATGGAAAGTTCGAGTATTTAAAGCTCCGCCAGAACAGCTACAGATACGGACAAACCACCGGTAATCAGAACATTTATAAATACTACAATAACGAAGAAATACATCTTGATACGTTCAAAAGTTTTAACGCAAAAGAGGGCAGAATCTGGTTCCCAAATGTTATATTTTGTGACCCCGACCCGAATAGAGCTTTTGGATTTACGCAGGGCGATTACACAGCACAGGAAGCATATGACAATAATGTCTATTACAACAGAAACAGCTTCTTTGTAGGAAATGAAGACTGGTTAAATTACGTTTGGGATGCAGATGAATATGGCGGTATTTCAAGGGCTGAACCGATTATGAAAATCTGCTATGGCGTATTCGTAAATCAAGATTTACGGAAATATTACCGTGCGCAGGGATATACCGCCGAGGTTCAGGGAAACCCACTGAACATGGTTGGACAGGCAGTCGAACTCTACTATAAGAAGCAGATTCAGCACGACGATCAGGAGCCTACAGAACTGCAATGGTACGTTCATTCATACATCATGAGCAGGACGCTTAAAATCGGCGCTACAGACATGATTGACACCTATTCTGCCAATAATGCACCGTTTAATAGCAACAGTCAGCAGTTAGGAAAATATACTCCTGAAATATCTGGAACGGTCAATCTTACTCGCTCAGAAATGCCGACAATCAGTTATGCAGAGTTTACAGATGGTTCGGATTCCGAATTTTCACCTGCAATGATTGACGATTTTACAGACGGTTCTGGTGGTTCTGGCAGTACTTCCGAGCAGTTAAAAAAAGCACAATTAAGGTGCGTAAAGCGAATAAAAAAAGCTGATTACGACGCTCTGGTAGCCGCAGGAATCGACCGAACAGACACATTGTATTTCACATTCGAGGAGGAGTAATAGATGATATATAAGGCGTTTTTGAACAGACAGGAAATCACTGGGTTTCCTGTCAAAGGTAAAGAAACAAGTGAGATATGGGGTGGAGATACATTGCTGTGGAAAAAATCTGGTGGCATTAGAAAGAATATAGTTGATTATGCCGCAATCGACAAATGCACAACAACCACAGGAGCTACATTAGTTAATTTAATTTATGGTTTCAAAGGAACAGGAGGCGCGATCAGTAATAAATTCGCATTTTTTGTTGGCGGAAATTCAATAGTCAAGATAATATATGATTTTAGCAACATAATGCAAAACGAAGCAGGTTTTGCGGTAGCATATAAAAACTATTTTTATATCCTTCATACAGACGGGCTTTTTGAAAATATCAAAGACTTTTATAAGTACTCTGACAAGGGAGAACTTATTTTCCATTATTCAAATTCCGATAAAGTTGAAAAAATGTTTTTTCAAGGGTTCTATGTTGGAGATGATGATACTTTTTATTGTATATTTTACAATCAATTATCATCCTCATATACGCCAAGACCAGATACAAATGTTTCTCCGACTGTGTATGAATATAAAAGTGGGAAAAACGTCGGAAACAGAAGAATCGAAAAAATATCTTGCAAACCTTCGTCGACAGATTATGTTTCAAACCAATACAAAATATCTGGAAAAATATTCCTTGAATCAAACCGCTTTCTAACTCCGTATTCCGAATATCCGTTCATACAAGCTTTATTAGAAGTGAAATCAGATAAACTGATATTATTTTCCGGAAGAGATTCTGCTTCATATGTGTCTTTGGGGGGATATAAAGGCTTTGTATATATGACAGGAAAACTTGATAAAGATTATGGTGCGTATGTACACAAATATGACGGAGAAAATTACAGTCTTGTTTATTCTGCATGGCAAGACACTGATGCTTCTTTAGATTGGAGAAACTGGGGTATGCGTATACAGACTCCTTGCGCATTTTATGCAAATAATATGTACTTTATATCAAACCCTGATTCACATAATTCTAAGTATCCTTATGGTGTATACAAGCTTAATTTAACAACACGCGGAACGCCCAAACTAATATACGAAATGAGCAAAAGCGAGAAAATAACAAGAATATTTTACGGCAAAATAGAAGCTTCATACACTTTTATTGGGGCTGTTTGCCTTACAATTGTCAATAATAAACTGTATGTGCATAAGCAATTCAATGTCGATAAATACAGTTCGGATGTTTACAGCCTAGTGTATTCCATAGATGAGGTACCACTGTAAAAACGAATAAAAACCCCAAATAAGAGCGCATTTTCCTGAAAAATTCAAATAAGCCCTTATTCGCCCAAAAACCATCAAAATCTCAGTCCTGACCGTACTAAAATGTAACTATATCGAAAATAAAAAATGAATAATTTGTAAACGTAAATTTTGCTTGTTTTCAGAATAAATCAATCATCTGAGAAAATAATAAAATCCAGAAATAAATATTCTGTCAACGAGCAAATTTCGTTTACATAATGTCTCAATGTAACGTTACAATAACGTTACCAGTAACGCAATGTAACGCAATAGAATAAGAATAAGAAATAGAATAAGAATATAATTAATATATATACAAGATATATATTAATCGTCGAATAAGCACTATTCGACCCAGACATTCTTGATTCGTTTCAGTCCAAGGCAAACCATTTTTATCAGCAACTCCGTATTTGACTCATATAGCGATTTTACGTGCGACTCGATAAAATCCTCGAACGACATATAAAAATTGATTTTAGTGGCAAATACGGAGCTTTCAAGGCGTGTTTAACAGAAAGGAGCAACACGATATGACAAACGAACAGAAAACAGTTCTCAGGAAGATTATTTATGCAGTCGAAACCGGCGGACAGGTCTACGGACAGCAGGATTATTCTGACTTCACGGAAGCTTATGAGAATAATTCAGATGAACACGCAATCACAATCGGGGCAGGAGCGTGGTACGGAACCGAAGCGAAGACACTTCTGGAACGAATTTACGATGCCGACCCGGAACAGTGGGAGAAGATAGACAAGGTCAGACTTCTGGAGCAAGTTCAGACCGCAAACTGGGAATGCTTTAATATTTCCAGAGTGTCACAGCTTGCCGATACCATAGTTGCCCTTATTTCGTCCGATTTGGGCGTTAAATGTCAAGATAGCCTTATGGATGAACAATTAGCCACCTATGCAGAAGAAGCCCTTAAACAGGGCGTTACGGACGCTAGAGCGCAAGCTATGTGTGTGAACTTTAGACACCAAGGCGGACAAGGGGCGGTAACGAGGATTTTGGCAAAGGCTCAGAAGCCATATACATTGGGCAGCCTATATGCAGCCTGCCAGACGGACACGGGAAATCAGGTGGGAACATATAAGGACAGACAGAGGTTTGTTTATGACGCATTAAAAACATATTTTCCAGAAAGTGAGGAGACAGGTATGAACGCAATTGATAAATTAATCCAGATCGCAAAGAATGAAACCGGATATCTTGAAAAGGCAAGCAATAGTCAACTTGATAGCAAGACAGCAAATGCCGGAGAAAACAATTACACAAAATACTGGCGAGATATTAAGCCGGATTATCAAGGACAGCCATGGTGCGCTGCATTTGTTTCGTGGTGCATGATGAAAGCATTCGGATTAGACACAGCAAAGAAACTTTTGAAACACTGGCCATACGTTTACTGCCCGACAATGGCGGATTTGTTTACTCTGAACGGCAATCCAAAAGTCGGAGACATTGTTATTTTCTACAGAAACGGAGAATTTACGCATACTGGAATCGTAATAAAAGTGTCAGGAGATCGGTTCTGGACAGTCGAAGGAAATACTTCTGGTGGCTCTACAATTATCGCAAATGGCGGTGGTGTATGTCAGAAAAGTTACTACAATAGCAACCTTCCCGGAACAAAATTCTGTACTCCAAATTACAGTTTGGTTAAGAACGCAACACCAGCTTCAGACTCAGATACAACCAAAAAGCAGAACACTAGAGCCTACATTGCGCAGATTAAAAAAGGCACAAAATGTTATACAAAATCAAACAAAAACAGCCCATCTAAACTGTTCCCAAAACTGAAAAAAGGTGCAGTTGTAGAGGTGATGAAGTACACGGAAACCGACAGCTCAGGGCTGAAATGGTACTTCATCCGCATCCCGCATCCGACAGAAGGGTTTGTTTTTGAATTTGTTCCAAAGGGAACGTTTACCAGAATCACAGAAATTTCTAAATGACAGTTGTAATATGACTTTTATAATGCTATAATAAAATGTGTTCGATATAGTAGTTCGTATTGCAAACCTTTTATTTATTAAGTGTTAACAATGAGAATGACCGCCAATTACTCCTTCCCGGGTTGGCGGTCATTCTTCGCTGTCAGCTTATGTATTCTTCGTACTTTTCTTTAATTTCCTTTGCTCCATTCTGCCTTATCTGGACAATGTCCCCAGAATCCATGACGAAATTATCACCTGCCGACTGAATATGATCCATGTTCACCAGATAACTCTGATGGCAGCGCAAGAATCGCTTATCAGACAGCTTTTCTTCCAGATCGTTCAGCTTACAAGTGGTCACGAAACATCGGTTATTTGTAGCAAAAATATGGCAAACTCTTGCCTGACTCTCGACGTACTCAATTTCATCATATTTGAGCCGGTTTATCTGCCTGCGGAATTTGAATGTCAATGTTTCATCCCTCATCTGCGACAGGACCTCGTCAATAGCCCGGTATATTCTGCCGTATTCCTTGCCCTTGACCGCATACTGCATAGCACCGACGTCAAATGCTTCTTGCAGATGAGAATCGTCGGCTGTCCAGAAAATAATCTTTCCATCGTATCCGACATCTCGGAGCTGGTTCGCAATCTCCAAACCGTTCTCATTTTCCAGAATCATATCCAGTACAATTACATCGTACCATTTACCCTCTTTCACATCTTCAACAAGTGGATAACCTGCTGAATACTCGCTGATTTCATAGCGATAATCTCTTTTGCGCCGTAAGAATCCCGATACGCACTCTTTAAACAAGCCAACTTCAAGCTGGTTATCGTCACATATGGCTATTCTCATATGCGCACCCTCCTTTCGTAGTCTCAATTTGTCAAAATACGCCATGATTTTGACAGTACACACATTTTTCTTCTTGCTTGTGGTATTATTGTCCCACAAACAAAGTGTAGCACTTGAAATTGTTAGTGTAAAGCATTAAAGTTTGACATAATTCGCAAAATATGGTTTCTGTGTCCGGGAGGATGTGTGGATAGAGAGACTGCCTGCGAGAACGACAGGCAAAAGAAAGAGGGGCGGTTGCCCCTCTTGTTTATTTCGCTAAATACAAAACTGAAACAGTATCTATTTTTACGCACATTCCATTCTCTAACGGTAGATTCCCAATTTCACTGGAATACAAAGAATTAATGCTTTCTAAGTCAGAATCAAGACTTTCTTTATATTTTTTTGAAGCGACATGGTATTCTTCTGAATGTTCGTAATCATCATTCTTATAATCATCGTAGCTGTCATATACGCTGATAATTCCTGCTCCGTCGGTTATTGAAAAGGTGTACTTTCCGGCAGGAATATCTTCGCCAATAATATAAACACCTGGATTTAGCCTGCCGGTATCATCAAGAGAATCGTTTTCCTGAGAATTAGAATTTTCACTTTCCACGTCTTTTAAAACAGCTTCTTTTAATTTAGTTCCGTCTGAAAGACGCGTGATTGATAGCGAATCATCCCAAATTGAGCAAGCCAGAGTATCATTTTTGAAATTCCAAACGTTTGTTAGAACTACTCCATCATAACCACTCTTATAGAAATCATCAGTAACATAATCATAATCATACCAATCCTGCTGAGATGCTTCCGACAATACACCGGAAACCTTTGAAGCAAATGAGCCAACTTCATCATCTGGTACGTTCTCACTTATAACGACGCTTAGATGCAAGGATTTAGTGTTTTTGTCAATCACACATTCAGATGCTTCGACAAACCCATCTTCGCCATTGATCTTATTAAGCATTTCATTAATGTTGTCAAAGGAAGTAGCACTGGCATTGACAGGCGAAATGCATAAAAAAGCACACATCGTTATAATTCCGCAAACTCTCTTTTTCATAAAACCCTCTTTTCTGCTAAAGAAATCTCATATACTGCACTGCAATAAAAACTACTTCAATAATTCCGACAATAATTCCGAACCATGAGCCAATATGCCTATATTCCTCTTTCTTTGTGCCAATATCTACTAATCCTACAATTGCTCCTGCCAGAGCCAGTGGAAACGACAGGATAATTGGCAATGGAAGAATGAATGCCACACCTGCCAGAATACAGGAAATGACGCTCAGGGTTGAATCTTTCTTCTTTTCGCCTTTGCTCATACAATCCCCTCCCTTGTTAAAATTTTATAATATTATACCACCTCATACAAACTGTGCATAGTAAAATATTAAAAAAGTAGATTATTTTTGTAGAAAAACTCCATGATTTTACACTTCCCGGAAAAATCACACAAGTTTGTGCTATAATGCGTGATATATTTTTAGAAAGAGTTGGTAATAATGAAGAAGAACAGATACAGGATAGTCGTACTCATCCTGATATTTTACGAAATATTCTGTGCGGTGCATATACCGTCACATGATATAGCAGAACGGCACCGCAGAGATGTGCAGATCACAAAGGAAGCTGCGGAACAAATTTATTCCGCCCAGATGCAGCAGTTGAGCGAGATCAAGGGAATTTACAATGTCAGATGTTATATTTACGAAAGCACAATTTTCTTTGAGATTACGAAGTTTGCCTACGAAATAACAAAAGTCCATGTGTATATTTGGCAGTTGCCAAGGGGGAATATCGGTGGTATAATGATAAAAACGAACTAATGTTCGGTTCTATTTCCCACAAGCTGGACATATACTGTTATACTGTTATCAGGAGACTGCTGATCGGAGGTATGATTGTATGGACTACAGGAAACAAATGTTATATAAGAAGAAAAATATTTGATACTTTAAGAAAAGTATGTTATTATAATAGCAGTTGTTTCGGAAGTTGTGTCTTGGCAAAACTATACCCAAAAGAAAGGAATATACAAGTATGAGTTACAAAGAACAGCTGATCGAAATTATACAAAAGATAAATGACGAAACATTAGCAGAACGTCTGCTTGTGTTCGCAAAAAGATTCATAAAAAACTGGGGAGATTAATCCCCAGTTTTATTTTCTGAGTATACGCCTTCGATGAAACCATATACTCTCATTCGCTGTGCTACTGACATATTAAGAACTTTTTTTATCATTTCCAACATTTCAGGATCGCCAGCAACGTCTGCCAAAAGTTCCATTTCGGAATTTTTTGGCTTTTCCCATCCCATAAGAAATTCTGGCGTTGTATTTAAAGCCTTAGCAATTTCTTCAATCTTATTAGATGGAATGTTAGTTACAATACCGTTTTCATATTTATAAAGTGTCTGTTTCGATACGGAAATCTTGTCAGCTAAATCAGTTTGATTTATCTTTAGTGCTTCTCGTCTTTCTCGTATACGTTCTCCAATAGTCATTTTTTTGATGTTCGACCTCCTTTCTTATTTTATGTGTTTATTATACTTCAAAAAAAGTTACAAGTCAATAAAAAAATAACTTGACAAGTTACCAAAATGTTATTATAATGAGAGTAACTTAAAAAGTTACAACTATTTCGAAGGGAGGTACAACATGATAAAAACAAACGAACTTCGTGGAATTTTCGCAAAAAACGGAAAATCTCAGACAGACGTTGCTAAAATGCTTGGAATTACGCCAAAAACATTTTACGGAAAAATGCAAAAAGGAGTTTTTGGTAGTGATGAGATTCAGACAATGATTGATGAATTTCATATTGAAGACCCTGCAGCTATTTTTTTTGCTAGAGAGTAACTTTTAAAGTTACTGAAAGAAAGGAGACGTATGAACGAATTAATACGCATCGGAAATTCGGACATTTCTATAAAAGAGTATAACGGTCAGCGAGTGGTTACATTCAAAGATATTGACATGGTACACGGCAGACCAGATGGTACAGCAAGGAAGCGTTTTAATGATAATCGCAATCGTTTCATTGAGGGAGAGGATTTCTTCAAAATCAGCGCGTCCGAAATTCGGACAACCAAATTATTTGACATTCCAGACAAGGCAACTTCTGATTATGCCCTTATGACAGAGCAAGGATATCTAATGTTAGTAAAGTCTTTCACAGATGATTTAGCATGGGATGTTCAGAGACAGCTTGTGAATGGATATTTCAAAACCAGAGAAAAAGTAAAAAGGGCATTGTCACCAGAGCTTCAAATGTTGCAGGGACTACTTTCACAAATGGTAGAGAAAGAACTTGCTGACAAAGAAAGAGACCGACAGATTTTACTTGCCAAAGAAACCGCAGATAAAGCTGTTGCAACTACAGAGAGTATAAAAGAAGCGGTAAAGCCCGTATTTGATAACTGGCGTTCGGAAATTAATTCTAAATTCAATCGCATACAAAAGGGAGCCGGGGCAGAGTTCAGAATGCTGAGAACAGAAATGTATCAAGAATTGGAACACCGTGCCGGATGTGATCTGAATACAAGATTAAGAAATAAGCGAAATCGAATGGCAGAAAATGGCTGTACGAAAACAGAGATCAACACGCTTAATAAAATGGATATTATTGATGACGATAAAAAGTTACGTGAGATTTTCTCGAAGATTGTAACTGAATATGAAATTAAATATTGTGCGTAGAAAGAATGTTCTAAGCGGGAGGAAAGTCAATGAAAAATATTGATAGCCGATTATACATACCTGGTGACAATGATGAAATTTTTCATTCTATTATTGGATTCAAACTTGCTGATATATCAGCAGGCACAAGCGGAAGTCAAGAAGAACCGACACTTTTATTAAAGTTTGTGAATGAACACCATGTTGAGATTGATGTCGTTATTCAAGAATCTGGCGTGTTTGTTACTGAGCCGTTTGCAGTAAAAGAAGATTTAACCGTTGTTGATGATTGAAAAGGAGAATGCAAGTCGAACATTTTAAACGCCATTCCCCTGTCAGCAATGTTGGTTATTTGCAGTTATGTTTCTTAACGGCACGGGAACAGTAAATGCGGCGGAAGAAAGACAGGACTGGTTTGCACAATCACACTTGGAATTGTTGCTATGATTCTTGCAGTTCGGAAACTTTTTCACCGTGTTGATGAAAACCATCAATATGCGGTAATAATTGCAAAATTTTATCTCATTTCATTTTACCCGGCATGGCGGTACCTGTAAGGACATTATAAGGAGATACAGAATAAAACTCAATATCATATCGGAGGGACATAAAAATGGCAAAAGCATTAATCTTGTCAGCTCTGATCGGCGGTATGTCACCGTACCTGCCGTTCTGGAGATTTGACAGCACATCACAGCCGGTTGCAGTAGCAATCGCAATGTTTATCTTATCATTCGTGGTTATTTACCCGGATGAAATTAAAAGAATCGGAGGAAATTAACAGTTAAATATAAATTATAAAATCATATAAGTGTATGTTGAGTTTTATAAGATATTAGAGTGGAATATATTTCCAGGCATCTATAAATCTCAAGACTTATGGAGAACAATTTGCAAGCTGACACTGAAACGTTAATGCAAATATGTACGGATACGTTAGTCCGGAATTTACGCCTATGGAGAGTACAGGAACTTGTGAGTAGATTGATATTTATATCATCAAAAGCATACTCGTTGAAGTAGGAATGAAACATAGAAGTTTATAACTTTTTATAAGTTTTCAGTAACGGAAAAGAGAGATGATTGAGACAAAAATGGGAGAAATCACACTTAAAGGCAGTAAAGCAGAATTAATAGCTGACTTAGCTGTTGTCATTCGAGGAATCAAGGAAACCATTATGGAAAATGGCAAAGAAACAGAGGAATCTGTGAAGCAGGAGATTAACGAAGCGGTCAAAATCGGACTGATGAACGAAGAAGAATTTAAAACTATTCAAAAAGAAAAAATCAAAGAAGTTGTAAAAACATTATTTGATGATTTGCTTGGAGGGCTTTTCGATGAAGATAAATGAATTTGATAAGACCGTAGATGAGCTGTACCAGTTGTGCAGGAGAGTTCAGAAAGAAACCGGCAGAACGGTAGCATTTCATTTTGCAAACTACAAGATCGGATGCAGCTTGCACATCAACATATATAAGAAAGAATCATTAAGAGAGTTTGATATGTACAGCATTGTAGAGGGCGGTTGCCAGCAGGGAGAAAATGTGAAGAAAGTAACTGACCATTTGAACAAAATTTTGATGGACAACAAATGCCCGTATTGTGAGGAGGATTGCGATGGAGAAAGAAAATAAGATGGATTTCAGAGCAGAGACCGTAGCCGAGGAGTATGCAGAGCTGGTAGGCAGATTAAAGGCATTTGAAGCGTACCTGAACACAACCGAAGCAAATACGTATTTAAAGAAAGAGGTTTGTGCAGCTATACTCGGACTGAATTTGGAGGACAAGGAAAAATGAAATGCTATAAGGGATTTGACAAAGACTTAAAATGCCGTGATTTTCAGTATGAAATCGGAAAGAAGTATGAAGAAGAAAGAGCCGAGATTTGTGATACGGGATTTCATGCTTGTGAGAATCCGTTGGATGTATTTGGATATTATGCACCGGCTGATTCCAGATATTGCGAAGTCGAGCTGGATGCAAACGATCAGAAATCTGACGACAGCAAGAGAGTAGGAAAGAAGATTTCGATTAAAGCAGAAATCGGAATTGCCGGAATTGTTAAAGCCGGTCTGGAGTACATTAAAGATCAGGTTAACTGGGACGATGATAAAAAGTCCAACACCGGAGACTGGTCAGCGGCAACCAACACCGGAAACCGGTCAGCGGCAACCAACACCGGAAACCGGTCAGCGGCAACCAACACCGGA